GCGTCCGCTTGCAAAAAAAACGGCAGTTGGTCGACGGTCGTCAGAACGCCAGTTCCAGCCTTTGGCGACCTGCTACGGCCCAGTGCCCGAAGGAATGCCAGAAAGCGGCTTAGTTGCCGCAAGGCTTCGAACATGGTACGGTGAAATTGAGAATGGCCCCTGTCTTCGGATAGGGCCTTTTTTGTTTGAGGCTCCGTATGGCGAAAAGCCCCGCTTGGCAGCGTAGCGCCGGGAAGTCCAAGAGCGGGGGGATCAACGAGGCGGGCCGGCCTTATCCGACGCTCGTCGATAATATGCGGGCGGCGAAAAAGTGACCCGCACGGATTATCGCAAGGGCGGCAAGGTCAAGGGGCCGGGCACGGGGACGAGCGACAGCGTCCCCGCGAGGTTGTCGAAGGGTGAGTTCGTCACGACGGCGAAAGCCACTCGCGAGATCGGCGCCGCGAAGCTCCAGCGCCAGATGAAGGCGGCCGAGCGCCGCGCCAACACGAAAGGATCAAAGCGATGATGGCTTGTGCATCTTGTCCGAACCCGGCCGCTTGCAAGAAGGCTGGCGGGTGCATGAAGAAGGCCGCCGGTTACAAGAAGGGTGGCATGGTGAAGAAGCCGGTTAAGGGCGGCAAGAAGTAAGCATGTCTGCCGCGATCCAAGAGCGCATGGCCCGAGCGCACCTCGGGATCGAGATGGAGGTGTTCCGCGAGAGCACCGCCTACAAGCATCTCGTAGCGTGTGCGGAACAGCGGTATCAAGGGGCCGTGGCGGAACTGATCGACGCGGACCCCACGGACGTCGGGATCATCGCACGGGCGCAGGCGGATGCGCGGGTGTTCCTCGAAATGCGGCAGTGGATTGAGACGGCGATCCAGGGCGGTCAACTGGCGGCCGGCGAACTTCGGGCGCAGGACTACGCGGAATGAACCCCCACATCGCCGCTCACCGCCGGGCACTAGACGAACTTGACGCCGTGATCCCGTCCGTTGAAGCCCTTGCCGCTGATTGCATCGCGAGCATCAAGGCGGGCGGCAAGATCCTGCTGTTCGGGAACGGCGGTAGCGCGGCGGATGCCCAGCACTGGGCGGCGGAACTGACGGGCCGCTACAAGCGGGAACGCCGCGCGCTGCCCGCCATCGCGCTCACCACGGACACGTCGGCACTGACGGCGATCGGGAACGACTACGGGTTCGGGGATGTGTTCGCGCGACAGGTCCGGGCGCTGGCCCGTGACGGGGACGTGCTGATCGGTATTTCCACGTCGGGCACCTCCCCGAACGTCGTGGATGCCATCAAGGCGAACGCCGGCCGGGCGTGCATCCACGCGATGATCACCGGGCCGACCGCTCCGGGCATGTCTCTGTTGGACCACGCCATCCGCGCCCCCGGCGACAGCACCGCCACCATCCAAGAAATGCACGCGATCATCGGACACATCCTATGTGGGATGATTGAAGACGCCTTTGCGGAGTGACCAATGGGACCAGGGACGGGCAGAAGCGGCGGGCCTCGCGCCACGCCGGCCGATACGCTGCGCGCTCTGGCGGGGGACATTTCGGATTACCTCGCATCGCGTGGGGAGTTGTTGCAGGGGATCGCCGCTGATCCTGCCTATGCGCCCCGTGCGGCGTCGGGTCGTGAGGCACTTGCCCAGATCATCAACCGCACCCCGGAAGAGGGTCGCGCGCGGTTTGATGAAGTGTTCGCCAACCCCTTCATGGGGGCGATGCCGGTTGCGGGCATCTTCGCGGGCATGGGGGCGAAGACCGCCGACCTCGCGAAGCTACGGGTGGCCGAGGACATGGCGGGCAAGGGAGCCGAGCCGGAAGCCATCCGTGCAGCGACGGGGTGGTTCCAAGGGCCGGATCAGAAGTGGCGGTTTGAGATACCGGACAACGAGGCTTTCCTAGAGACGCCGCGTGGCGCCCCACCGGGATACGAGGCCCTACAGCACCCGGACGTGCAGGATGCCTATCCCGACTTGTGGGCGCAGCTACAGCAGTCCATCCGTCCGGGTCCGCAACGGGGGAAGTTCTACCCCGACACGAAGACCATCGTTGCGGAAGGCCCGACGCAGGACGTGCGCCGGTCAACGGCGCTTCACGAAATCCAGCACGCCGTACAGCAGCGCGAGGGGTTCGCGCCCGGCGCGAGCGTGGGCGGCATTGAAGCCGGGATGGACAATGCCCGGCGCCGGGTTGAGGAAACCACGCAGGCTCTCAACAGAAGCCCTGCAATGCAGCGGTTCCGCGACGATTTCGCATCGAAGTTCGGCCAGCCGTATCCCTACCCCCTGACGGACGCGGGGATGGATGAGGCGGTTGCGAAAATGCTCGGCAACCGTTTCGGGGTGCCATCGGAAGAGGTTTCAGCGTTTCTCGCGTCCCATCCGATGCTGCAATCGCTCCGTCAGGATTTGACCGATGCGACGGCTGGCGCCCGACAGGTGCCGGGGTATGGCACGGGCGCTTACAACGCCTATCGGAATGTGTCCGGCGAGGTAGAAGCCCGCGACGTCCAGTCCCGCGCCGACTTCACGCCTGAGCAGCGAGCGGCAACGACCCCTTACTCCTCCCAGGGCATCGCACCGGATGACATGATCGTCCTGCCGCGAAGCGGGGGCGTGCAGGCGAGCGTCCGTGGCGTCACCATCCCGCCGGATGATCTGGCGCGGCTTCGCGGAATGACCGAGGACGAGTACGTCGCAGCGATCAACCCGGACGGAAAGCGCATCCCGGATCGGCCATTCGGCCCGCAACGCCCGGAGCCAATCCGGGAACTGATGGTCGGCCTTGGGGAGCCCCCGCGTCTGGTCCGGACTGACACCTTGGCTGACGGCAGCAAGGTCAAGATCGTTGCGGTCACCCGGTACGGGAAGCCAACCGGGGAGTATTGGGCGGTCCAGGGAAAGAACGTCATCGGCCAAGCCGCGCCGACCGGCGACGGAACGGCGTTGATGGTCGCGGACGAGTTTCAAGGAAAGGGCATCGGCACGCTGTTGTCGTCCGTCGCTCGGGCTGCCGACCCATTTGCCCCGTCAGGCGGCCTGTCCGCTGGGGGAGAGGCGACGGCGCGCAAGGCATTCCAAAACATCGTGGCGCCAGAGGATCGGTGACCGCGACGAGTTCCTGACTTCGGTCGGGATGCCCTTCTAAGCGGCCTTGGGCAAGCCGCCGAGCAGCGTCGTGAGACGCCGCACTTCCCACTAGACGGAGCCTTACCCTTGTCTGATGACGCCACCCTTTCGGGCGCGTCGGTAGTCTTCAATGCCGATGCCCCGCCGCAGATCGACCTTAACGCGGACAACGAGCCGCCGGTCGTAGACGAGCGCCCCGAACTCACGGGCCGCGATGCCGTCGAAGAGGCCGCCGCACGGAAAGCCCGAGACGCGCAGGCCCGGAAGATCCGGGAAGCGCAGGGACAGCCCGAGCCGTCGAACGACGACGACGACGGGGACGACGACAACACGCCCCCGTCCGCACCGGGACAGGCGTCGGATGTTCCTGGGGAGCCCCAGCAGCCCCGCGACCGGGAGGGCAAGTTCGCCGCGAAGAACGTGGCCGACGACACGAAGATCCGCGTCAAGGTCAACGGCGAGGAGCGCGAAGTCACCGTCGAGGAACTTCGGCGCAACTACCAGATCGAATCGGCCGCCCGGCAGCGGATGCAGCACGCATCCGAAATGCAGCGGCAAGCGGCGGCGATGCTAGAGACGGCCCGACAGGAAGCCGGTCGCATCGCCAACGCGAACCAGAACGCCCCCGGCGGCGCCCCCGCGCAGGCCGAAACGGGCAACGATGACGTGGACAAGCTGGCGGAGGCACTCGCCTACGGCAGCAAGGACACGATCAAGGAAGCCTTGGCAAAGGCACTGAAGGGCCAGAGCGGTACGCAGCAGGCACCCGCTCTCACCCCCGACGTCGTACAGGCCGAGGTGGACAAGCGGGTGCGTGCTTGGCAGATCGCATCCGAGGCACGAAACGACCTACAGACTTTTGCTGACCGTCATCCCGACGTCGCCAAGGACGAGGACCTACAGACCGTCGTCGCGCAGCGTGCCCAGCGCATGATGCTCGAAGACTTGGAGACTGTAGGCGCCGACCCCCGCGTACTGGCATCCCTGACGCCCGCCCAGATCGGTTTTTACCACCGTGAGGCGGTACGTCTCGGCTATGCGCGGCCGACCATGACGATCTTCGACACGGCAGCGAAAGAAACGAAGGCGAAGTTCGCGCCGCCGGCTCAGGCCGCTCTTCAGTCCCGCAAGGATGCGAAGGCGAACCTGTCCAAGCCTACTCATGCCGCATCCATCCGGGCGCCTGCACCCCAGCCGCCCAAGCCGAAGACCCCCGCGGACATCATCGCTGAAGAGCGTGCGTCCCGTGGACTTCGCTTCGCCTGAGAAACTCGCGCAGTGATGCGCCGGTAGAAGGAATACGAACATGCCTGCTGGTCAGGTTTGGTCCACGAACTCGCTTGGCGGGTTCCTCTATGCCGACGAACTGTCGGACGTCCTGCGCACCGAGGTGCGTTCCACCAACAAGTTCCGCCAGCTTTGCGATGCCCAGGACTTCAGCGACAAGGGCCTCCACCACGGCCAGACCGTGACGTGGAACGTCTACTCGAAGCTGGACGGCACCGCGACGACGCTGGCGGAAACGACGGCGATGCCTGAGACGAACTTCCGCGTCACTCAGGGCACGGCGACCGTGTTGGAGTGGGGCCGGGCCGTTCCGTTCACCTCGCTTGTCGATTATTTCGCCAAGCATTCGGTGAACGAGGTCACCCGCAACGTCCTCGCCCGCGACTGCCGCGAGACGCTGGACCGCGCCGCGTTTGCCGAGTTCAACAAGACGGCGCTCCGTTACGTGGGCACGGCGACGGCTGCGGCCGGCGTTCTGACCACGAACGGCACGGCGACCGCCACCAACTCGTCGGCGCTCAACAAGTACCACGTCCGCGCCATCGTGGACACGATGAAGGAACGGAACATCCCCGCATATTCCGGGGACGACTACATGGCGATCGGCCGCCCCACTGGCTACCGCGTCCTGCGGAACGAGCTGGAGACGGTGAGCCAGTACGTCGAAAGCGGGTACGCGAAGATCCTGCGCGGCGAGATCGGTCGCTTCGAGGGCTGCCGCTTCATCGAGCAGACCAACATCCCGCGTGGTCGTGCCGCGTCGGGTGCGACCACGATCCCGGACGGCGTGGTGTGGTCTTCGAGCCAGGCCGATTGGTGCTTCTTCATGGGCGCCGACACGGTGGCCGAGGTCATTTCGGTTCCGCCCGAGGTTCGTGGCAAGATCCCGTCCGACTACGGCCGGTCGCTTGGCATGGCTTGGTATGCGCTCGAAGGGTTTGGCATCATCTACTCTTCGGGCAACGATCCGGCCGCCACGAACGCCCGCATCATCAAATGGGACTCCGCCGCCTGATACCACGGCGGCCGAACGGGGCATGGTCTGACGACTGCGCCCCGTCTTTTTTCAACTGCCGTGGATAAGGAGCTAAAGCCATGGCTTACAGTGTATCGTATGATCACCCCACCTACGCGGGCCGAACGCTGGTCCAGGGTGGGTCTTCGGCGGCCGGCACGCTCGCCGTCTCCGCTTCGATCCTGCACCCGGCGGCGCAGGACCTTTGGAACGTCGCCTATCAGGTCACGGCGGCCGGCACGGGCACGGGCGCTCTTGCCCGCGTCATCAACGTGTCGGGCACGACCACGACCACGCTGGCGACCATGACGGCCGGCACTTCGGCCATCGGGTCGGTCGTTCGCGCGCGCGTAATCAGCACGGCGACGACGTTCTCCACCCCCATCGCGATCGCGGCGGCGGACTCGTTCACCTACGTCACCAACGTGGCCGATGCCACGCTGGCGGGCCGGGTGGCCTACGAGGTCTCGATCGACGCCGAAGCCCTGCTTACCTAAGAAGGAGTGACGCGACATGGCGATCATGCGCGGGAACAACATGGTCTCGGCCAAGGTGGTCACGGACAACCTGCCTCGGGACATCGAGTCGAAGGACATGGGCAAGGTCGCGAAGACCGATGCCCTGACCCCGAACAACACCGGCATTGCCGACAAGTTCAATTACGGCGGCAAGTCGGGCCGGTAATCGATCACACCCAACTCAGGCCCCCGCTGGAAACGGCGGGGGATTTTTTTCGTTGCGGCCATCCTTCGGGACGCCGCCTGACCCGTGAGGGAACATGGTCTGGAAACCCGGCATCGATTATTCGTGGCGTGAGCACACCCGTATCTGGCACCTCGCCGTCCCGTTCACGAAGGGACGGGTGTTGGACATCGGCGGGGGGATGCATCGGATCTTCGAGCACTGGACGTATTTGAACAGCGACAAGGCCCACGCCGGGCAGCGGGTGGCTGACATCCGCGCTGACGGTGGCGACCTGTCGATGTTCGCGGATCGGTCGTGGGATGCGGTGTTCTCGTCGCACACCTTGGAACACATCAAGGATCACGTCGGCGCGCTTGTGGAATGGTCCCGCATCGTCAAGGACGGCGGGCATATCTGCCTATACCTGCCCCACAAGGACCTTTACCCGAACATCAGGCAGCCGGGGGCCAATCCTGATCACGTCCACGACTTCCGGCCTGAAGACATCCTTGAAGCGATGGAGGAGGTCACCAAGCGAACCGGGCGGGGCTGGGAATGCCTTGAATGCGAGGTTCGCCCGCAGGACGAAGAATACTGCTTCTGGATGGTCTTCCGGCTTCGGGCCGATGCGACCACCGAATTCAAGCCGTGGAAGAAGCCCGATAAGTCCGTGATGGTCATCCGGCTCGGGGCCTTCGGGGACCAGATCCAAGCGGCGTCGGTCCTGCCCCACCTGAAGGCGCAGGGCTACCACGTCACCTATATGAGCGCCAATCCCGGTGTGCAGGCGGTCACCCACGACCCGCACATTGACGACTTCATCATCGTGGATAAGGACCAAATCCCGAACCCGCTCCTGGGTGAGTATTTCGACCGGATGGAGAGGGAGCGGTTCGACCGGGTGGTGAACTTGTGCGAGAGCATCGAAGGGGCGATCCTGCAGCTTCCGGGGCGGGTCGGGGACAGCTACCCCCATGAGGTTCGACGGAAGATTTACGACGTCAACTATCTGGAGCGGACCCACGATATCGCCGGGGTGCCGCACGAATTCCATGCCCGGTTCTACGCGACGGATCATGAGATGGCGCAGACGCAGCGCCAGCTCCTTGACAAGATCAAAGAGCCGGTGAAAGTCCTATGGGTCATTGCGGGGTCGTCGCCTCACAAGCTGTATCCGTGGCAACCGCAGGCCATCGTCCAGTTGCTACAGGAGCGGGACGACGTGCATATCATCCTCGCGGGGGATGAGCGGTGCCAGGATGTCGAGCAACTGATTGAGGACGCGGCGATCGGCTATTTCGGCACGGCGAGCCGGATCACGCGCACGTCGGGCAACTGGCCGATCCGGGCGACCATGACCCTCGCCAAGATGGTTGACGTGGTTGTCGGGCCTGAGACGGGCGTGCTGAATGCGGTGTGTCTGGAGGAGCGGCCGGCGAAGGTGGTGTTGCTTTCGCACTCTTCCGCGAACGCCTTGACCCGCCATTGGGTCAACACGATCCCGATCCAAGCGCCGGCCGGGTCCACCCCATGTCACCCTTGTTTTAGGCTTCAATACGATTTCAGCCGATGCGTGAAGGACCCCAAAAGCGGTTCCGCCGCTTGTCAGGCGATGATCAACCCGAAGGACGTGGCGGAAGCGGTGGCGACGGGCATTAACCTGCCGGACGCCAATGAGACCGGGGCGACGATCTTGGGGGCGAACCTTGACCCATCCGGCTTGACCGTGGGCACCGTAGCGCCCGCCAAGCCGCTCACCGAAGCGGAGGGTGGCCTTCGGGTGGTGGTGTCCGATGCTTCCTGACGATATCCGCCCCATCGTCGTCGTCGGGGATGTGATGCTTGACGTCACGATCCACGGCGAGGTCACGCGCATCTCTCCCGAGGCCCCGGTGCCGGTGGTGAAGCGGCAGCGGGTGGAAGAGGTGCTTGGCGGGGCGGGGAACGTGGCTGCGAACATCGCGGCCATGGGCGCCCCGGTGAAACTCATTTCGGTCGTGGGGGATGACGACGCCGCGCACCGGATGCGTCAGGCGTGCTACACGGCGGGGGTGGGGTGCTATCTGCATCCCGACCGCGCACGTCCCACGACGAGCAAAACGCGCATCGTGTCGAGCGGGCATCAGATGATCCGCATGGACGATGAGAGCACGGCCCCCATCAGCCGGGACGTCGAAGAGAAGATCATCAGTCAGGTGACCCACGCGCTCGAAGGCGCGGCGGTGCTGGTCATTTCCGACTATGCGAAGGGCGTCCTCACGGAACGGGTGTTGCAGGAGATCATCACGGCGGCGACCGAGAAGGTGCTTGTCGTGGTGGACCCGAAGCACACGAACTGGTCCCGGTACGAAGGGGCCGACGTCATCAAGCCGAACGCCGGGGAGATGGCGGCGGCGGCGGGGAAGCCTACGGGGACGGATTGCGAGGTGGAGGCATCGGGCTATTGGATGCTCGCCGGCTACTCGGTCGGGGTGATCGTCTGCACCCGTGCGGAAGATGGGGCGACGCTCATTCGGGACGGCGTGGATGCCCTCCACGTCCGGGGAGAGCGGCGGAAGGTCCGCGATGTCCAGGGTGCCGGGGATACCGCCCTTGCGGGGCTTGCGGTTGCCCTCGCTGCGGGGCTCGATCTTGAAGCCGCGACGGAACTGGCGGTCCATGCGTCGGGCCTTGCGGTGGAGCGACCGGGGACGGCGGTGGTGGGGCGCTATGACCTGTTCACGACGAAGGAAGTCGTCGGCGTGGCGAACGGGTGCTTTGACCTGTTTCATCCGGGCCACCTGCACTTGATCCGGGCGGCCCAAGAGGAATGCGACCGGCTCGTCGTACTGGTCAATTCGGACGAAAGCGTGCGGGCGTTGAAGGGTGACGGGCGTCCGGTGTGGAACGAACTGGTCCGATCCGAGATGGTCCGGGCGCACCTCCGTCCGGGCGACGACGTGGTGGTATTCCGGTCGGAGCAAGAGTTGGCGTCGCTGATTGAAAGGCTCTCCCCCGATGTGTTGGTGAAGGGCGGGGAGTACCGGGGGAATCCGGTCGTGGGATCGGAGTTCGCGGGGCGTTTGTGTTTCGTGCCTCGGCTTGGGGACCATTCGACCACGGCGCTGGTGGACAAAATCGCCCGCGCGGCGTAGACTGAAATTGAGAATTCGACGTTCTGCCCGAGGCGCCACAGCGGCGCCTCTTTTCGTTTGTGGAGGGTGCCATGGGGCCAGGGACCGGCAGGAGTTCCGCGCCGACCCTGACGCCGGCCGACACGCTCGCGGACCTGATGGGCGCGGGCCGGGCCGCGCTTGGGTGGGCGCAGGACAACCCCTTGGACGCGGCGGCGCTTGCGGTGTCGCCGGTTCCGGTGGTGGGGGACATCGCCGGCATCGCGAACGACGTGCGGCACTACGTCAACGAGCCTGAGACGCGGACGGTCAGCAACGCGCTGATGTCGCTCATGGGGCTGTTGCCGTTCGTGCCCAGTATGGCGGGGGCGATCGGGCGGGCGGGCGGGTCTTTTGAACTGGACTACTTCGGCCAGCCGATCCGCATCCTCCAAAACCCATCCACGCAGCAACAGGTCGGGTTTCTGAACCGGACGAAGTACAAGGCGGCGCGTCGGATCGTGGACCCTGAGACGGGCGACACGTACTTGTGGGACGCGAACGACCCCGCACTCCATGCCATGGTGGCCGAGCAGCTTGGCATCAAGCCGGGCGGCAAGACCATCATGGACATGATCGGCTTGGATTAGTCGTCGGTGATGATGTCTCCCGCGCCGGGGGGGCGGTCGTAAGGAACCTTGAGGTGCGCGGCCCCTTCGGCGTGGGTCGCCTGCTCGGCAGGCCAGTACCAGTGGTCGCCGTTCCGAGGGTCGGTGATCCGGCGGGCTGCTTTGTATTTCGACGCGGCGATGATGCCGCGCACGTCGGCGTCACTCGGGTTTCGGGTCGGATTGAACATCGGCGTCCTCGCAAAGAGTTGCCGCCAGCGCACGAACTGCGCTGACGGCCTGATCGGTGTCGGGCACCCACACGCGGATTTCACGAAGCCCGCGCTTTCGCTTGCGGGCCTCGGTGGCGCGGACGTACTTGGCGGTGGTCACGGGACAGTCACGCCGTCCCGGCCGCAGCCGGGGCCGTAGATGATGGCGGGGTGGGCGGCGCGGTTTTCCAGCTTGTACAGGATGTTGAGCGCCCGCTTTTCGGCGGCCTCATAGGTCGGCCAGAAACGGCGGTAGCGGACGGACACGTTGCCCCAGAACGTCAGTTCAAACTTGCCGGTGGTCATGGTCATCTCCATCCCCGCGAGCGCGGGGAACAAGGGGTGGTCAGATGCCGCTCGCCATGGACGGCTGCGCCGCATCGCGGTCGTGCATGTCGAACGCGCCGACGTCGGAGTTCCACGAAAACTGGACGCCGCAGCCGCCGTTCGCGAGGATGTGGGCAATGAGGGCGTCGGTCGCGGGGCCGTAGTTCCACGTCCGGTCGCCGCGGGTGCGGCCGAACTGGACCTCGTATGCGGTGTTGCGGGCGTCGTCGATCTCGTCCGGGTTGTTGAGCCACTGCGTCGCGTCGGTGAACATTTCCGACACGGTGGCCCCGGTGCCGTAAACGGCGCCGTCGTCGGTGTTATAGAGGATGAAGCCGGGCATTGGTGCCTCCTTGGTTGCTGACAAGAGAACCTTACGCCGTAACGTCGGCCCGGTCAACGAAAATCTTACGCCGTAACGAAATTTGGAGGGTGCCATGGCGGTCAGCTACAGCGGACTGACGGGCACGCGAGGTAGCGCGGGAGCCATTCAAACCTGGGTGAACCAGTCCGTCCCCGCCGACGAAATCCTAGACGACGCGCAGGCCCACATCTTCCGGCGCCTTCGGGTGCGGGAGATGATTGCCACGTCCACGGGCACCATCACGGCGTCGGCCACGGCGGTCGATCTGCCGGTGCGGTATCTGTCGAACAAGCGCCTTCGGATGGTGTCCCCGGACACGCATGAGATCCAGCCTCGGCTTGTCGAAGACTTGGACGACTTCCGGGTCTACGACGGGGCGGGCGGGGTGTCGAGCGGAACCCCGATGATGTTCGCGGAACAGGGAACGTCGGCTGAATTGGATGTGATGGCGGATCAGGCTTATGTCTACCGATGGACGTACTTCCAAGAGCCGGCCCGGCTTTCCACGGCGACGGAAACCAACTGGCTCACCACGAAGGCCCCCCGGTTGCTTCGGGCGGCGTGTCTGGCCTTTGCCAACGAGTACATGAAGGACCAAGCCGAAAAGTCCCACTGGCTCGCGGTGGCCGAGGCCGAGATCGACAAGCTGAATGAGGAATACGACCTCGCGCAGGGGGCCGCGATCATCGACCGGCCGACGACGCGATGACCTTTCGGCTATCCGACATTCCGACCGGCGACCCCACGCTTCAACGGTGGTGGGCGGATACGAAGCGGGCGCTTGAACAAGAGTTCGACCGCCTGTCCCGGCAAAACCTGCTTCCGATCTATGCGTCCACGGCCCTACCCGACAAGGGCGGCAAGCCTTTGTGGATTGCGGTGTCCACGGGCACCGCGCTCGTCCCTGCCTACCGCGACGGGACGAACTGGCGGCATTGGGGCACGGGCACGGCGACTTTCTGAGGTGACCGATGGCTGATTCCGCGACGACGAGCAATCGCTTTCGCAAGCAGACGCTCGCCTCGAATGTGAACGTGTGGGGCGATCCGTACCTCAACACGAATTTCGACCTGATTGATGCGGCGTTGGATGGTGTGTCCGCCATTGCGGTGGGGACGGCGACGGCGACGACGCTCACGTCCACGAACTACGCCAGCGACCAGACGCGCAACCGGGTCCACATTTACTCGGGCACGGGGACGCAGACGCTCACGGCGACGATCCCGCTGGTCACCAAGAACTACCTCGCGATCAACGATGCGGCCGGCCCCGTCCGGTACATCATGGCATCGGGGACAGGGGCCACGGTCGAGGCGGGGCGCATTTCCTGGGTCGTGTCGGACGGGACGAATGTTCGCCTTGGCTCCCCCCGTCTGGATCAGGTTCCCGCGCCCACTTCGGCGGTGAGCCTCAATTCGCAGCGGATTACGTCGCTTGCGGCGGGCACGGCGGCGACGGATGCGGCGAGCCTGTCGAACCGGCTTGACCAGTTTGCGGCGCCCACGACGGCGGTTTCGTTCGGGACGCAGCGGATTACGAACCTCGCGACGCCGACGAGCACGGCGGATGCAGTGACCAAGGCATATGCGGACGGCCTGTCATTCTCGGCGGCGCTGCCGACGGGCACCTCTTCGGGCGACGTGCTGATCTACAACGGGTCGGCGGGTGCGTGGGCAGGCCCGGCAACGCTTCCCTACATCGCGACGACGGGCGGCACGCTGTCGGGTGCGTTGAACTTCACGGACCATCAGGCCATCCGGCCGGAACTCCACGACTACTCGCTGACGCTCTCCAATCTCGGGAACGCGGGCGGGACGGCGACGGCTAATCTGCAAAACGGCAACACGTTCTCGGCCACGTCCACGGCGACGACGACGTGGGTGT